TGAGATGGTGATCAGGTCGATCTGCGTGGACTCTGGTGGTCACTACACGCAACAGGTCTACAACTATGCGCGTCTGAGGGCCGGCCGCCGTGTCTTCGCGATCAAGGGTGTCGGCGGCGAGGGGAAGCCGATTGTGGGCAAGCCGACGAAGAACAACATCGGCAAGATCAACCTCTTCCCGGTCGGGGCCGACACGGCGAAGGAACTGGTCTATGCGCGGCTGAAGATCAGGGATGACGGGCCTGGTTACTGTCACTTCCCGGTCGGCAGGGGCGAAGAATATTTTCGGATGCTGACGGCGGAAAAGAAGGTGACGCGGTATTTCAAGGGCAGGCCGAGGACAGAGTGGGCGAAGGTTCGGACCCGCAACGAGGCTCTTGACTGCCGCGTCTATGCGACCGCGGCATTGGCGATTCTGAACCTCAACCTTGAAGCCGTTTACACTCAGGCACAAAATCAGGTATCATCCGACAGGCAAGACAGGCCTGTGCGTAGGCCTGGTCTGCCTATGCGGAACGGATTCGTCCACGGGTACAGATAGATGGCTAATCTCTTCGACGCTGCCAATGCTCCTGAGGTCGAACCTCTCAAGTTCGTGCTTGGGGATTTCGTGCAGTGGAAAAGGTCGGATCTTGTGGCCGACTATCCTCTGGCGTCATACAGCGCACAATATGTGGCGCGGATCAGCGGCGGCGGGAACACTGAGTTCACCGTTGTCGCCGCCGAAACTGATGGCACATATCTGTTCACTATCCCAAGCGCGACATCCTCCGGCTTCACCGCTGGCGATTATCACTGGCAGCTTGAGATCATCAGGACATCTGACAGCAGCAGGATTGTCGTCGAGCGTGGCGATTGGTCGGTCATTGTCGATTTGGACAACAACGGTTCTGACCCGCGCAGCCATGCTCAGATCATGGTCGGAAAGATCGAATCCATCTTGCAGGGTAAGGCTGACAGCGATGTCGGAAGTTACAGCATCGCTGGCCGATCTCTGACGAAGATGAGTTTCGCGGAACTCATGGAGGCCCGCGACAGATACAAGGCGGAATACTCTCAAGAGTTGATCAAGACGCGGCTTGAGACAGGCAAGCCCAGCGGCGCAACAGTGAAGGTGCGTTTCTGATGGGACTGATGGATTTCTTCAAGCGCCAGAAGAAGGCGACCGGGAAGCGCGATTATCTGGCGGCTTCGAAGGGCCGCCTGTACATGGACTTCAAGGGCAGCAACAAGTCGGCTGACTCCGAGATCAGGTGGGTTCTGCGGGATCTCCGCAACCGCGCCCGCGATCTGGAGCGCAACAACGAATACGCCCGTCGATATCTCCAGTTGATGCAGACCAACGTGGTCGGCGAGAGCGGATTCCGCCTTCAACTGAAGGGCCGGAACATCGACGGCACCATCGACATGGCCGGGAACAACATCATCGAAGGCGCGTGGGCTGAGTTCTGCCGTCTCGGCGGCCCGACAGTGGACGGCAAGATGTCGATGGCTGACCTGTCCAATGCGGTCGTGCGCGGCGTGAAGCGCGACGGCGAGGTCTTCCTGCACATCGTCCGCAGGCAGTATCTGCGCCACGGCATTGCTGTGCAGATCATCGAACCTGACCGCATCGATGAGCAGATGAACGAGACGCTGCGGAACGGCAATCAGGTCCGCATGGGCGTCGAACTGGACAGCCAGACGCGGCGCGTTGCAGCCTATCACGTTCTGGTGAACAACCCAGGCGACTATGACTACACGACGACGACCACTGGCGTCTTCCGCGAGAGAATCCCTGCCGATCAGATCCTGCATATCTATGTGCAGGAGCGGGCGGATCAGACGCGGGGCGTGCCGGAACTGGTCACGGCCATGCCCGCGCTGAAGATGCTTCACGGGTATCGCGAGGCAGAACTGACGGCGGCCCGTGTCGGCGCGTCCAAGATGGGCTTCTTCACCTCTCCTGCGGGTGATGGGTTCACTGCGGACGGGTTCGAAGACACTTTCACGCCGATCTATGACGCCGAGCCTGGCACCTTCCACCAGTTGCCTGACGGCGTCAGCTTCACGCCCTTCGACCCGACGCATCCGACATCGGCCTTTGCTGATTTCGAGAAGGCGATCCTGCGCGGAATCGCTGGCGGCCTTGGGATCAGCTACACGGCGCTGGCGAATGACCTGGAGGGGACATCGTACTCTTCAATCCGGCAGGGTGCGCTGGAGGAGCGTGACTTCTACAAGACGCAGCAGCGGTTCTTCATCGAACACTTCATCGACCCGCTCTTCCGCGTGTGGATGCGCCATGTGATGGACTTCGCCCTGATCCCGATCAACGGGCCGGGGAAATTCGAAAAGTTCTCGGCTGGCATCTCATGGCGGGCGCGTGGCTTCCAGTGGGTTGACCCGCTGAAGGAGATCAACGCTGCCGTGGTCGGGTTGCAGAACGGCATCCTGAGCCACACCGACATCGCGGCGACCTATGGCCGGGATGCTGAAGAAACCTTCGCGCAGATTGAGCGCGACAAGGAGATGGCGAAGCAGTTCGGCCTGTCGATGGCTTACGAGCCATTCGGGACGAAGCTGCCCGTCGAGGCTCAAGTGGAGGACGGCGGCAATGGCGTATAAGCCCACATCCGAGATGCAGGAAGAGGCCCAGCGCGGCCTGGATTGGCGCCGCGAGTTCGGGCGCGGCGGCACCGAGGTCGGCATCGCCCGCGCCCGTGACATCGTGAACGGCAAGAACCTGTCGCTGGACACCGTCAAGCGCATGAGAAGCTTCTTCGCCCGCCACGCGGTGGACAAGGAAGCTGAAGGGTTCCGGCCTGGTGAAGACGGGTATCCGTCGAATGGTCGCATCGCGTGGGCGCTCTGGGGCGGGGATGCTGGCGAGGATTGGGCCGAGGGCATCATCGGTGACATCGACGACAGCGCGTCATCGGAAGAAAACAGCATGGACGAAAGCCGTGCCGCGGCTGATGCGCTGAAGGTCGGCGATTTCGTCGAGTGGAACTCTTCTGGCGGCATGGCGCGTGGGCAGATCGAACACATCATGCGTGAGGGGACGCTTGGCATCCCCGACAGTGATTTCTCCATCAATGCCACGCCGGAAGATCCTGCGGCGCTGATCCGCATCTTCCGCGACGGTGAAGCGACCGAGACACTGGTCGGCCATCGGTTTTCGACGCTGACCAAGATCAGCCCGATCCGATCTGAAGGTGCGCGGCCCTATGCCAACGAACATGCGGCCCGCATCCGCGATCCTCGCCAATACGACAGCTTCCGTCGCAGGAACAACGGCGGCGGCCAAGGCGTCGATTTCATTTTCGGCATCAAGGATGGCAACAGCGAGATCCAGGCCATCCGTTTCCGCACGCAGTTCTTCACCGTGGCAGAGGCGCGGGCCTGGCTGAAGCGGAACAATTTCGAGCCGATCCAGTTCGAACCAGCGACAGAAGATGCACGCTCTATGCAAGCGGGGGATGACTTTGATATGATCGCCCGTGAACTGGAGGACTCTGCGATGCTCGACGACGAACAGATGGAGCCGACCGAGGATCAGGCCGAGGCGCTTGAACTCGAAACGGCACGCTATTCGCGTGACAAGATCGAAACCCGTGCGATGGACATGGAGGACAAGGTCATCGACAAGGATGGCCGCCGTGTGAAGATCGCGGTTTCGTCCGAGGCGCCTGTCGAGCGGTCTTTCGGCATTGAAATTCTCGACCACAAGCCTGGCAGCATCGATCTGTCGTTCTTGAATTCTGGTCGGGCGCCTCTGCTTCTGGATCACGATCCGACGAAGCAGATCGGCGTTGTGGAATCGGTGGCTCTTGATGGCTCGGCACGGCGTCTCCGTGCGACCGTCCGCTTCGGAAGAAACGGGCTTGCCAAAGAGGTCTTCGATGACGTTGAGGATGGTATCCGGGCGAACATCTCGGTCGGGTATCAGATCAACAAACTGGACAAGGAGGGCAAGGAAACCTACCGCGCCACTTCTTGGATGCCTATGGAAGTTTCCATCGTGTCTATCCCCGCTGACAGGACAGTCGGCGTTGGTAGGGCGGCGGCTGACGACCTGACCACCACCATCCCTGCAACCCCTGTCATGGAGGCCAAAATGGCTGAAGTTGATCTGGAAGCGGTCAAGGCCGAAGCTGCCCGTGCCGCTGCCAAAGAAGCCGCCGAGATGATCCGTCTCGGCTCTGCCCACAACAAGCGTGAACTCGCTGAGAAGGCCATCGCGTCGGGCCGCTCTCTCGCCGAGTTCCGTGGCGAACTGCTGGAAGTCATTGGCAACAAGCCGCTGGAAACCGCAGATGTGGGCATGACCCGCAAGGAAGTCCGCAAGTTCTCCTTGATGGCGGCGATCCGTGCGATGGCGAACCCGACCGATTACCGCGCCCAGGAAGAAGCCCGCTTCGAATTCGAGGCCTCGGCTGCTGCCCAGCGTGCGATGGGTCTGGAAGCCCGTGGCCTGATGATCCCGGCAGATGTGCTGCGGTCGTGGGCGAAGCGTGACCTCAACACCTCGGACGACTCTGGGCTGATCGCTCAGGACTTCCGTGGCGGCGACTTCATCGACGTTCTCCGCAATGCATCCTCTGTGATGCAGGCTGGTGCGACGATGCTGACGGGCCTCAAGGGCAACGTGGCGATCCCGAAGAAGACGGCTGGCGCTTCCGCTGGCTGGATTTCGACGGAAGGCGGCGCTGCTTCCGAGTCCGAGCCGACCTTCGGCCAAGTCACGATGACCCCGAAGACGCTGGGCGCGTTCACTGACATCACCCGTCTGATGATGATGCAGTCGTCCCCCGATATCGAAGCCCTGGTTCGTGACGACCTGTCGCGTGCCATCGCTCTCGCCATCGACGACGGCGCTCTTGAAGGCTCTGGCTCTTCGGGCCAGCCCACGGGCATCAAGAACACCAGCGGTGTGAACAAGCCGGCCTCGTTTGCTGCGGCCAACCCGACCTTCGCTGAGGTCGTGGCTCTGGAAACCGCCGTCGCCGAGGACAACGCTCTGCTGGGCAATCTGGCGTACATCCTGCCCGCTTCGATGTACGGCGCTCTGAAGACCACTGCGAAGGCGGCCAACACCGCTCAGTTCGTGGTCGAGCCTGGCAACACCATCAACGGGTATCGCGCCATCGTGTCGAACCAGGTCACCGCTGGTGATCTGCATTTCGGCAACTATGCCGACCTGCTGATCGGCATGTACGGCGGCCTGGACATCCTGGTCGATCCCTACACTTCGTCCTCTTCGGGTACGGTCCGCATCCGCGCCCTCCAGACGGTCGATGTGGCGGTTCGTCACGCGGTGTCCTTCGCCTACAACAACGACGGCGTGTGATGGTCTTGAAATGGAATGGGGGCGGCTACGGTCGCCCCCAGCCTTCACCGGGGGTTAAGATGTCCTATCTCGTTCTGAAGTCTTGCGTGGCTGGCGGGGTCGCCCGCACCGCTGGCGAAATTGTCGAACTGAGCGATGCCGAGGGCAAATCCCTGACGGCGATGGGCCGTGTCCAGCAGATGGCTGACACCGTCCCGCAGGAAAAAATGGACCGCAGCGTCGGCCTTGATGCCAGCGATGCGCCGAAGGTGTCCAAGCGCGGCAAGAGGGGCTAACGATGCCTTTGCCTCTGGCCGCCGATCTCGCCACGATGATGAACGTCGATGAGTTCGCCGTCTCCGTGACGTATAGCGGCGGCACGATCAAGGGCATCTTCGACAACGAGACGGTCCCTGTCGATGCTGGCGGCTATGTTTCCGTGCATCAGGAGCAGCCCAGGCTGACCTGTCGCACGGCGGATGTGCCGAGCATCGCGGAGGACCAGACGATGGTTATCTCTGGGGTGACGTACAAGATCCGCGCTTGGATTCACGACGGCACCGGGGTCACTGTCGTGCAGTTGGAGAAGCAGTGATGGCGCATGTCAGAAAGCAGATCCGCGACCAGTTCGTCTCCATCCTGACGGCTGGCGTCTCTCTGGTTTCGAGCCGTGTCTATGCCACGCGGGTCTATCCGCTGACGCAGGCGAAGCTTCCGGCCATCACGGTGACGGCCAGCGCCGAGGCGTCCGAGATCATGACGATGGGCGCATCGATGGGGACGCGGTCGCTGGACCGCACCGTGGACATCACTGTGTCGATCTACGAGAACGCGACCGCATCGCTGGATAGCGCACTGGACGCCATCGCGGTGCAAGTTGAAGAGGCCATCGGGGCGGATTACACGCTCGGTGGCCTTGTGAAGCATTCGGTGCTAACATCGACAAGCATCGATTTCTCTGGTGAAACCGAGCAGCCTGTTGGGATCGCGACCCTGACATTCGCTGTCCGTTACGTCACCAGTTTCACTGATGTCGAAACAGCCAAGTAAAGGAGGCTCCTGCTATGGCAACGCACGCTGGCAGCGAAGGCACCGTCAAAGTCGGGGCCAACACCATCGCTGAGATTCGGTCCTACTCCATTGAGGAGTCGGCAGACACGCTGGAAGACACCACGATGGGTGATGTCGCCCGCACCTATAAGTCGTCGCTGACGACCTATACCGGGACCATCGACGTTCTGTGGGATGAAACGGACACCACTGGTCAGGGTGCGCTGACCATCGGGTCGTCTGTCACGCTGAACCTGTATCCCGAAGGTGCATCCACTGGCGATGTCTACTACAGCGGGACGGCCATCGTGACGGGTCGGTCGATCTCTGGCGCCTATGACGGCCTGGTCGAGATGTCGATCACCGTGCAGGGCAACGGCGCTCTGTCGCAATCGACGGTGGCCTGATGAGTCTGGCAAAACGCATCGCGGCCAAGCGGGCTGACCAACAGCGCGGATTTGTCGATGTGGAGGAATGGGGCGAGGGGGACACCCCCCTTCGCCTCTTCTTCACCTCTGTCAGCGCACGCGACATCGAAAAGGTGCAGCGGAAATACAAGGACTTCCTGACCCAGACATCCCTGGGCGCGATGGTCGAAATGATCATCGAGAAGTGCGAGGATGAGAAGGGCGACAAGGCCTTCACGCTGGAGGACAAGCCCATCCTGATGGGTGAGCCGATTGGTGTCATCGCCAAGGTATTCGGCGCGGTCTTCAATGCGACGAACATTGAGGAACACGCAAAAAACTGAGGGGCAACCCGTTCAGACTCAACCTGATCGCGCTGGCCGACAGGTTGGGTCGTACCATCTCCGAGATTGAGGAAATCTCGCTGGATGAGTACAATGAATGGGTTGCGTACTTTAACGTGCTGAAGGAGCGCGAGGAGCATGAGCGAAAGACTCGTATTTGAGTTGCAGGCCATCGACCGCGCTACCGCTCCTCTGCGGCAAGTGCAGGACCAGCTTGACCGCACCGAGGCGGCAACCCGTCGTTTTGCTGGGCAGACCAATGCTGCTACCAAATCAACGCGCAGCTTCGCGATGGGCGCATTGCAGCAGGCTGGCTTTCAGGTCGGCGACTTTGCCGTTCAGGTCGCCAACGGCACAAACAGGGTTCAAGCACTTGGTCAGCAGCTTCCGCAGCTTCTGCAAATCTTTGGGCCGCTGGGGGCGGTGGCTGGTGCCGCTGTCGCGATCCTCGCTGCCTTT